GTCGAGGGGTTGTCAGGGGCATGATGGCATTGGGGGATTTGACCCGTACTACGCCGCCCGGTCGTTGCGTTAAGAGGTCATCAAGATTAGCCTGCCCCTCTAGAACCGCATACCTACCGAAGTTCTGGTTGTACATATTATCCATCAGGTTACGCATAAGTGTGGACTTCATCAACTGTAAGTCCATCACCAAGTCTGCAACCGACATACCAAAGAACTTGTGCGGAATTTTTATTGGAGTAATGGAAACAAAGGGGATTGAATCTATTTCGTCATTCTGTAGAACATAATCCCCTACTGTACATACCTTCCTGAGTTCAGTGATTCCGTCACCGTCGAAATCAGTCTGCAAGAAGGACTCATGCAGCCAGTATTTTCTTAGAGCCTCTTCAGTTTGTGACTCGCCAAGATTAAAATTGGAGGCATCATCAAATTCAAATCTTGCCTGCCTTTCCCCAAAAAGTGCAAACTCATCATCTTCACCAGAGCCTAACTCTTCAGGCCCAAGGTCTTCATCTGGATACATCTCCCGTAATTCGGATAAGGTCTTATGGACTCTATGGCAAACAAATCGGGCATCCTGAATATTCTTCGCATCTCTACTGATAAGGAATTCAGAGGGTGGAATATTCTCTATCTTGATCTTACCGTTATAAGCGCTTCTCTTTATAACAACATCGTGAAGCATCCCGCCTTGACCATAACCCTGCTGACCACCCATCTCCTGACCGTAACCCTCACCCTGATATTCGGTATGCTCTATAACCTCTACACCCTCTTGGGTAATAAGGGCGGTCATCTCCATCTCTTCTAAGCCGTGATATTCTTCACGCTGTGCATCTTCGTATTCATCCCACCATACTTTAACGATACCGTTCTTAGACAGGAGGGCATCGGTAAACCATGAGTACATGATCTCCCAACCGGGATTATCCTTTGTAAACACATAGTTCACATAGTCGCTGGCCTGTTCCGCCATCTGTACATCTTCTGGGCCATGAGGGGAGAATTTTACCATTTCATCGCCGGAAGCAAACACCCGCATTAGAGATGGCTTAATCCATTCTATCGTATCAGAGACAGTGGAGTCCACATACTGCGATCGCCCCTCTACTTCATTACCAAAGGGCTGACCATAGTAATACTCCATAGCCTGCTCACGCTGTCTGGAAATAGTATCACCGTATCCTAGAGCATCTGTGATTTCGCTCCTGATTCTGGCTACTAATTCTTCCTCAGTGATTTTTTCTTTCGCCATTAAATAATTCCGTAGTTCCTATATTCAACGTCCTTTGTCCATTCTGGGTCTTTACCCGAAACAGCGAAACGCTGGGATTGAAATGCATATCTTGTCGCAGACATCAGGTCATCCCTAATAGGAACCACCTTATTATCCTTCCTGTGGTACATTCTGAACTCCTCAAACCAGTCTGAAAGAGTAGAAAATACCTTGAACTTATCAGCCTCCATAGCCTGAAGCATAGCCATTAAGCCCTCTTCTACGCTATTTGAACCTTTCTTCTCACCCAAAGCGGGTGGATTAGTAAAATGCTCAAGAAGGAAGTTACAGCCCATATTGCGATATTGATCAGCTAAACCGGGATTTCCCATGCTATCCCTGCGATTTCCGTCATGCGGGTAGGCTATAGGAATGAAATGCGGCCTAGACCTGATAATCTCGGCATGAACTGATGGAGAAGCCTTTGATGCTCTATAACAATCATAAATATAGAACATTTCTGCTTCCCTGTCAATAGCTGCCCATATCACTGCGGTGGGGTGATCCCAGCCGAAGTCTATGGCTGCTATTCTAGGCCAATGATCCTCAATAGGCATTGGCTCTACCATTAACTTTTCTTCACTTAGTGGGAAGACCAATCCTGAACCAATTGAAGGTCTTCCGTATCTTCTCATCTCCCGCTCATGTGGGGAGTATGATGACAGAATCTGCTCCATGACAGACTCTGATAAATGACCGCGATCACCTTTCATGGACATGATCTTCTCTGAAGCATCATCCCATGTGGCGTTGGTCAGAGATTGGCCGGACTGTAGGCGGTTCATAAATGAAGCCACTGTCTCAGTCATTCCCGCTTCAGGGGTGAAGGTCATGTAAACCATCCCCCTTCTATCCAACGTCCGTGTTACTGCCTGTGAGTATAACTCACGACTAGGCTCTTCGTCAAGCCATATACAATCAACACTGCGCCCCTGCCATTTTTCAACGCCCATCTCGTAGGCTTTGAAGAATAAAGAGGAGTTCCCCCCAGAGACATGGCGAATAAGTGCCACACTCTTGGCGTTGGGTACGCCGGGCTTACGCTCTGTCTTTATGATACAGCTTCTTGGTATAGCGCCAGAACCGAAAGCCTCTGGATCATCCGGGGAACCCAATAGTTCAAACTGTACGATATCTCTGGTGGTTTCGTTGGCGATCCCGCCAGCCCATGCAACGATCGGCTGGGTGAATCGACGGCCTTTCCACCACTTCGGGTACAAGCCGGTACAATGATAGGCCATCTCTGCTGCTCCGCAGTAGGACTTGCCTATGCGGTTAGCGGCCATCAGGAGGCGCTGATTGGCCTGTGAGCCGGTTTCGTGAAAATTCTGTTGGTAGGGGTAAGGGTCGTAGAAGTCGAGCTTGTTGAAGCGCTCTCTAGTTCGTATTTCCCTAGCGATTTCTACCGCTTTTTCCAGTTCTTCCCTTGGAGGAATGGATCGCTTGGCGCTCTGCGCCATTTCTAGTTGCATGGAATTAGTTCAATACTTCTGGTATCTTTGATATGTCAGAAGTTCCTATAAGGGCTTCTAATTCTCTCTGTAGTTCATCCGTAGATGACTGTTCCACATGAGATATTTCCTGACGAATCTTCTCTGTGGGTTTGAGTCCAGCCCTGTCCAGTACGTCTTTGACAGCGCCCAGACGGACAGACTCCGATTCTGCGTTCTGTGCCAGTTCATTCAATTGTGCTAGTGCGCCCGGTACGCAGTCTTGGATCATCTTGCGTTGGCGCTCCTCAATCTCTCTGGAGAACTGGTTTTTAAGTTCATAGCCGCGCTGCTTCGCATGGGTATAACCAGCGGTATCAGCGGCTTTTGCAGCATTACCTGTGAGGGCATACTGCTCTATGAATGTTTCCTGTTTAGATGTTCTCATCTTGTGCTAATAGTCCTGCTGTTGTTCCCCTCTTTGATACCCATGTTAATGGTGGAGTATAACTTCTTCCAAACCTTCTCTTCCTTAAAAATTCCTCTGTGGGTGGCACATCAAACTCTTGCTCCCTTAATTTAGAAGCAATAACTCCTTTTGCCCCCTTTACTTCTCCAATCGGCGTAGTATGTTCAACTTTCTTTGCATATCCGGGCCAATCATAACCAACTTTAATGGGGTGTATATCCATGTAAATTCTATTTATATCTGATCCAGCATCTAGTATATACTCAAGTATCGGTATTCCAGAGCCTTGTTTCATTTGGTCATATAAAATAAAATACCCAATATCAGGATTCTTCTTATTTATAACCATTCTAATAGGCATAGTGGCTAATAATGTATCATCAGTCAAGCCCCATTGAGTTATGGAGAGCCAATCACCATGATCGGTAATACTGTCTTCTACAAACTTTATACTAAATGACTTATCAGGATCGTCTATAGTTTTATTCAAATTCTTAAAATGCTGTATAAGAGTCTCTTTAGTTAAAGGTACACCTTTATTATAGTTTTGTTGTACAAACCTCCTTAATTCAAGTGTATATGGCCCATGTGTTCCGGCATCTAATTTTACCCCCCTGCCACCTTTAACTACAGTTCTGCCTAATAAACTTGGTCTGGTGTGAGCAAGCGCTCCAGATGCTGCCGCAAATGGTTTGTATTTATTTAACACATCATGCGCGGATTTGAAGAAAAACGGTTTCGTACTTAGATGTACATTGCTTCCCTTCAGTTTCAAATCCTTTGATATGTTAGGGGCAATGTGATGCTTTATAACTTCTGTGTCTATATTTCTACCAATTAAATCCTGTATGATGGCGGGTTTTTGTCCTAGTTCATTTATCGTAGTTTTTCTATGTTTCGGTGTTAAATACTGATCTAGTTCACCAGAGGCTAATCTTTCTATTCTAGGATCGCCCGGTTTGTATTTTTCAAGAACCGATCTATTGTAGGCTATTTGAGCATGATATTGGTTCAGTGCATCGGCTCTCACCTGCGCTATTGTCATGGGATTGCCGCCAGTTTCCTTCATTACATAATTACCCGCCTCATCTAAATATGGAGAACCAGACTTCGCTGAATATTGTTTCTTACCAACCTTTACTGACTTTGCAACCTTAGCCTGTTGGTCAGCCATATCTATAACTCTTCCCAGCCTTTCTAGTTCTTGGTAAACATTGGCGGTGATACCGTAATGTGATCTTAGCCAAGCATCCTGATTATCGGTCATTTTCCTGAGTACATTCCATCCGGCAGTGGAAGCCATAGCCTTTAGGTGACCACCCTTTCCTGTCTTACCATACCACTGACCCGGCCCCTCTACATAACTTGCAGGCTTCCAAGCATGAACCTGTTGCACCATTCCCGGCTGTAATCCAGCCAGTTGTTTTCTGGTAATCAACTGGCCCATCGCATGGTTTACCTGATTAAACCTCTTTACTACTGGGGCTTTTTCTACTGCTTGCGCGGCAGGTGTTACTAGGTCTAAATTCTTCATGCCTGCAGCCTTGCCCGCAGCCTGTAGACCCTTTGCGCCCAGCATGGCAGCGGTTCCTGCGCCTCTTGTTGGACTCATCACGTTGAGGGCTGTGTAGATCGCCTGATCTATGGCGTTCATCGCTCCGGCTTCTAACCGTGTATCTCCGGGTATTACCTTACCAAGATTTTGTGGTATAAATCCTGAAAAATCCTTGAGAAACTTATCTACAGGAGCCATAAACTCCCCTACATTTTCAGCATACCGCTGACCTGTTTCAGTCTTAGGCTGGTATGCCCACTTCTCTGCCATCTCCCCAACCGTAGGAAATAGGGTATCTTCAGGTGTAGCGCCTAACCCCTCATATTTCTCCTGCTGTTCTTCTGTGCCTCTTCCCGCTAATACTTCACCAACACTACCGGGTAATCCAGCAACCACACCACCTAACCCTGTTATGATGGACAGACCCACCTCAGAAGCACCCTGAACCATCTGTAAGGCTTCTTCTGGGGGAAGCCCTGCCTCATCCATCAGGCGGGCAAAGATGTTCCTACGTTTTTCGTCCATTATTTATCGAAGGTTCTAAGCACCTGAACGGCTGCGAAGGCTGCTCCCAGCGCGTCATCCTTCTCCAGAAGGTCTGATAGTTCTTTCTTGCTCAATTTACTTAAACCGGCATACCCATCATATTCTGCGAACTTCTTATTAAATTTCGGGCCGAAATAACCCTTAGCGTTTTTAAGGGCATCCTTAGCGGTGGACGGCAATACTTGCCAGAATCCTCTCTCTGGTCTTCCGCCACCTGCTATTCTGGTTCTGTAGCCTGATTCAATCTGGCCTAAGTCTTGAAGCATCTTTTTCATTGTGGCCTCATTCATACGACCACCCTTAGCCATCTTATCTGTACCAAAAATCTTTACAGCAGAACTGATTGCATCTGAAACAGTCTTCTTATTATCTTTTGGTACGGTTCCTTTTAGCCTGCTTTTTACCTTTGCTAAGTATTTAGGATCGTCCTGCTTTTCTCCGGTGTAGTAGTTTTTGGCCCATTGCGAAATAAACTTATCATCACCTTTAAGATTGCCGGGTTTCTGTGTCTTTACGTCTGCTATGGTCTTCTTGGGTATGAGTCCTGATAATCCTTCCTTACCCGCTATATTAGCCCACTGGGTTAAAGCAGACTTCTTTGATTCAGCATCATAGCGATCGGACTTCTTGAATTGGGCTAACTGATCGGCTGTAACGGCTAGTTTCTTTTCACCATCTTGGAAGTAATGGGCTTCTCCCATAGACTGAGCCTGCTTCAGTGTGGTGGGCAGGGCAGGTAATTCTTGACTCTCACCACCAATCCCTGATTTGGTTCTGGGTTCCGTAACTACATCAAGTAATCCCTGAACTGGGGGCGGAATCTTAAATTGCTCAACTTCTGCCCCACCTGTAGCAGCCATCACATGAGGCGCTCTGGGAGGTTGTAATAACCCCTCACCTGCTCCCATTTCAACATTAGCGGCCAATTGGTTTGCTATCTCCCTATCCCTTTCAAATGCTGGTATATCTACATCTCGCCACTGGCCAGTTACTGCGGAAGGCATAGATGGCTCAGATTCACCATAAAGAACATTATGCCACCTGTCTTCTCTCTCAGGGGTCATTATCCGTTCTGTTTCTGTATATGGGTCTACACCTCCTGTAGCCCAATCATAAGACCTTGGTGGGCCTGCTTGGGTTCCCAGTAAACCAGAAAGGTAATGTCCTCTATGACCTACCTCATGGGTTAGAACATCCTGTATCGCACGACTATCCATACCTCTTCCAATAGTCATTTCGTCTCTTGATGGTATTGGGTCTGCCACCCACTCTGGTGGAGATACTTGAGGGTCTGACCTGCGAAAATGACCCCAATTAGGACTGCCATACCAGCGGGTATATTCACCCCTTAAGCCGGGATCATCATAGTCCACCATTTCCGCACCAGCCAAAGGCTGATCATCTAACATACCAAAAATACCAGCCTCATCTGCCGCAGTCAAACCTCTCTCGCTCAAACCGGCAAGACGGTTCTCCATATAGGGATCGCCTAAGTCTCTGCGCCTTTTTCTGGCTACTATGTCGGCGATTTGTTGTAATGATAAATGTGAAGTAGTATGTGGCATATAAGATAATGCTTATGTAAGGTATATTTCCCCTTTAATGAGTGGGGAGAATATATATTATTATATTCAATCAGAAGGGGGGCGGCCCCTCCTTTATATGCGCGCCGCGTGCG